CCCTTCTTCTCGATCCCCGTGATGTCACCGATGGTTTGCTCGGTCACGTTTGGGCTCGCCACGAACTTATACGAGAGCGTCCACGGGCCGTTGCCACGCTGGTCGTCCCATTCCTGCGAGCCCGAGCACCCCATGAACAGCACCTCGCCGGCGGCGAAGGTGCGAAACGCGCCGTTGTTCACGGTGCCGGTCAAAGCGGCGATGCTCTTGATGTAGTTGGCCGTGACGTACTGGTGTGGAACGTCGTACGTTTCTGTCCAGGTGAGCGCGGGGGCCACGATGTCGACGCCGTTGACTGAGCTCCCATCGACGCCGATTGCGTTGTTCATGCTCGGCGCGGTGCCAGGCGGATACCTGCGCTCTGTGCCACTGGTGACCGTCGTCCCGCCGCTGGTTGTGACCGTGCCGCCGGCGGCTTGCGTGATGTGCTGCGACCCGCCGCTCGTATCGAACGACCGCGACCGCTTGAGCGGATCCCGCTGGTCGTCGTCTTCCGCCCCTGCCTTCTCGTAAGCGATCGTAACTTGCCAGGCGTTGTCGCCGAGATACGAGACGCTGTAGGACTCGGCTCTCAGTTGAACGTTGGGCTGGCCTGGGTACGACCAGTAGGCGAGCTCGCTCGTGATCTTGACGTTGGCCTCGGCGTGCAGAATCGTGTCGTCGGTGGTGCCGAAAACCTTGTACGACTTCGAGTATGACGACACCGCCTTCCGACCGAGGCGGACGATCGTGGCGGAGCGGCTTGAGTTGTCTTCGATCCAAGAGAGCGCCATCGGTTACTCCTGCGCGTAGGCAGGGCCTTCCATGTTCGACGTGTTGCTCGCGATCGTTTCGAGGGCTTTGAGTTGCCGCTCGGCGAGCGACGACCCGAAACCCATGCCGCCGAGGTTGGTCGAGGAGAACGTCCCGGCGATCTCGGCCTTGCTTTGGGCGGCGTCGACACCCGCGGCCCCAGCCCCGGCGGCGGCCTTCTCGGAAGGCGACGAGCCGGCTCCGCCCACGCCTGCCTTGCTGACCCGCTCCTGTGCGTCTTCGAGGGCGGTCTCTAGCGTGGCTGACTGCGCCGACGTGAGCCGGCCGTTTTGCGAGAGCGTGTCGAACTCGTCGTACAGATCGCGGAGGGCCGAGATGCTTTTTGCGCCCTCGATCTGTTTGAGAAGGTCGGTGAATTGTTGGTTGCGGGCTTGCGTCTCGCGCTTGCCGCGGCCCTTGGCGGCGACGGCACCCTCGGCGGCTTCGGTGGCAGATCGCCTCTGCCGCTTTCGTCGCTCGTTTTCCGCTTCGCGCCCACCAGTAATATCCTCGGCGCTCTGGTAGATCGCCGCCTTACGCTCTCGCCGCCTTTGCTCCTCTTCGGCATTCGTGGCGGCGGCCTCCGCCATACGGGCCGCGACACCCGTGCCAGACTCGCGAGCCTTCTTGCGGGCGGCCGCGTCCTCTTTGAGCTTTGTCTTTTCGTCGGCGAGCTTCTGGCGGGCAGAGTCGGAAACCGTAAACAGCGCTTTGAGGTTGATCCACTCTGTTTTCAGGGCGGTTGTGAGATCGTCCCACCGTTGGAGGATCGGATTTACAAGGCTCTCAAAGGCCCCGTAAATCGCTGCCCCCATCGTGCGAGTCAGCGCCGCGATGTCGGTCCACATCAAATCCCATGCGATGTAGATGTAGTGGCCGAGGTCGGTGAATATGTTTTGAAACGTGGAGATCCACGGGTCGACGGCATTCATCAACGACTCGACGCCGCGGAGCCATCCGGCGTAGAGACCGGCCCAGAGCACGTCCATTGCCCCAGAGAGGTCGCCCTCGGCAATGGCGGCATAGATGCCGCTGAATGTGACGGAGGCCGTGGTTGCGAGGTCGCCGAGGACCGTCATCGCACCGGCGACGGCGCCTTGAAACGCGCCGCCGATCGACGCCGAGACGCTTTCCACCATGCCGCCGACGCCGCCAAACATTCCTTGCATCGAGGCGGCGACCTTGGGGCCGAAGGCCGCGAGCGCACCGAGGCCGACGACGAGGAGGCCGATCGGGTTAAGGAAGAGCGTCGCGAGAGTGGTGATCGCACCGAACGCCGCGCCGAATCCACCGAGGGCCGTCGACACTACTTGGAGCGACATTCCGACGCCGATCAACGCGACACCGACGCCGGAGAAGATCGCCACGCCCTTCGCGGCCTGGACGATCATTTCTTGATTCGCCTTCACGAACGTCGTGAGCCCGGTCGCGACGCCTTCGATCGTGCGGACCAGGCTGATCAGCGACGGGGCTAGGGCGTCGCCGATCGCAAGGGCGGTGCCCTCGATTGCCGACAGGGCGATCCGCAACGCGCCGCCGAGGCCGGCGTCCATTTCCTTTGCTGCCTTGGCTGCCGTGCCTTCCGCGTTTTGCAGTTGTGCCGCGAGGGCCGTCACGCCGCCGGCGGTCGACGAGAGCACGTTCGCGCTCGTGATGCCGAGCAGACCAAACGCCTCGGCCATCCGCTTCGTCCGCTCGGCGACCGGCATATTGGCCGTGGCGTCGTTGATCTCGTCGAGGATCTGCACGAGCGGTTTAAGGTTGCCAGCGGCGTCGGTGTTCGTGACGCCGAAAAGCTCCTTGAGCTTGTCGCCGC